AGAAATGCCAACGGAAATCTTCGGGGTTTTCTCGGAGAATAAGACAACAATAAAAAGGAACAAATAAACATGAACCAAGTAACAGAAAAAAAGAATGGTGCATTAGCTACATTTGATATGGAAGCAGATGCACAACAAGGAGCCCAGAATATATCGCAAGAAGATCTTGCGTTACCATTCTTAAAAATTTTGGGTCAACTATCTCCAGAGGTAAACAAAAGAGATGGTAAGTACGTCGAGGGTGCAGAGCCAGGTAAAATAATAAATACCGTAACTAATGCATTGTATGACACTATACAAGTTGTACCATGTCATTACAAACGACAGTACATTGAATGGCAAGACAGAGGTACCAGTACAGGTGCACCTGTTGCAATTCACGATGCAGATAGTGACATTGTAAGTCAAACAACTAGAGGTAAAGACTATAAAGATAGATTACCAAATGGAAACTATCTTGATAATACAGCTAGTCACTTTGTATTAATCGTTGGTGATAACCCAGAAACAGCTTTGATTTCTATGAAGTCTACTCAATTAAAAGTTAGTAGAAAATGGAACTCAATGATGTTGGGTATAAAAATGCAGGGTAAAAATGGTTTGTTTACTCCGCCAACTTACAGCCACATTTATCAACTATCTACTGTTCAAATGTCTAACGACAAAGGAACATGGTTTGGTTGGGATGTAACAAAAGTAGGACCTGTCACTGATAAAGCTATCTATGACATGGCTAAATCTTTTGCAGATTCTGTAGGTAAAGGTGAGATACAAGCTAAACCTGAAGTTCAAGAACAAACAAAAAAATCTTTGAATTTATAGAATCCTAGGTAGTGGGCGTTAAAGCGAGAGTGGAGACGCCCGCTTTTAAATTTATGAACGATAAGATAAATAATAAACCTGTTAATTATGAGGATTGGCTTAATCTTGGTCATGTAATAATACCTACTGACCAAAAGAAAGCCAGGGTCAGTTGGAAGAAAGAAGATTTTACTTTAACGAAAGAAGAATGGAAAAACAATCACTCAAAAGCACAGATAGCATTAAGATTAGATCAACACATTGATTTAGATATAGACAACTTTGTTGTCAGAAGATTTATAACACATTATTTAAAAGACTGCGGAGCAGTTTATGGTAGAAGAAATAATCCAAACAGTCATTACCTTTGGACAGGTTCCTGTAAATTTACACAATACATATTACCAAAAAGCTTTGAAAAAAACTTTGAGAAGTTTCCACATGGTGCAACTCTTTGTGAATTAAGAAGTGGTAAAGAAAGATATACAATAGTTCCAGAGTCTCCATACGATGACAATGGAGAGGTAGTTGAATGGGCAAATTATACTAACATTCACGAATACAATGGAAACATAAGAGTTGATGTAGGTAAAATTGCCTTGTCAACTGCACTTACAATTATATATCCTTCTGCTGGATCTAGAGATATTTATTGTACAGCTATAGCAGGAACTTTAATTAAAAATACAGATTGGACAACAGAAGAAATAGATAGTTTCGTTTATAATATTGCTATTGAAGCAAATGATACTGAAGCGGACAAACGTAATCAAAAAGGAACTACAGGTAAAAAAGCAGAAAAACAATATGGGATTCCTAAATTAGCAGAAGTTTTAAATGTAGATCAAAAAGATATAATTAAAATATTTAGTTGGATAGGTATTGAAAATAATACAGAAGAAATACAAGAACACATTGGTGAAATAACTGAATATGGAAGTGATAGATATTTTGTAAAAATATATACGACAGAAGAAGGTAAAAAAATTGAAAAAGATATAACTGTAGAAGGACCACAGTTAATGAATAAAAAAATATTTTACAATGAAGTAATGAGACAGGCTGCTGTCTTTTTACCATACATGAAAGAGATGGATTTTGAAAAAATGATGATAGCTAAATTTGAAACTAGAAGAAAGTCACAAGACTATGATCCAGAATCTAGTGAAGATTTAAGATTTATTGGTTGGTTTGATAGTTTTATTGCAGAACACAAAGCATTCACAGATAAAAAAGAATTACATTTATTTGGTATGCCTTTTTATAATATTAAAAATGAAAGTTTAGAATTTAAGTTAGATAAGTTTGATGACTATCTGCAGAAGAAAAGAGTCAATATGGCTAGAGTAGACTTAGTTTTAAAATGCAGGAACGTTTTAAAAGCAAAGAAGTATAGGGGTAAGTACAAAGAACATTCTTGTTCTACGTATAAAATAGAAAACTACAATATGGATGAAACTAATTTAATTCATGAAGGAGAGTTTGAAGAAGTTACGGAGGTAAAACAAATAGTACATGAACAATCTTAAATTTATAGTTGGTCCTCCAGGAACAGGTAAAACACATGTATACTTAAAAAGTAAATACAAAGAACTGTTAAAAACTTATTCACCAGAAAAAATGATTTTATTATCACACACCAATGTAGCTGCTGATGAAATTAGAGAAGCTGTAGAAGATCTTCCTGAAATTAAAAATATGAAATTAGAAGAGAATTTTTTTGAAAATAGAATTTGTACTATTCATAAGTATTGTCAGAGTAAATTAATTAAAAAATCTTTATTTAAAGATGAAGATCATGCAAACTTATGCAGGATGAATAAAGAGTTTAGATACCATGATGTAAAAGAAGATGTTTCAGAAGACCATGACTTTTATAAATTTGTTAAAGGTGCAATTGGTAGAGGTCTTACCACACAACAATATTATCTTATTTTAAAACAGAACGGTAATTTAAAAACTTACAAAAATTTAAGAATGATAAATCAAATGATTGAATGGGCTACAGAATATAAAAAGAATGAACAGGTAAGAGCTTTCGAAGATATGATACAAGAATTTAATAATCCAAATGTTAAAGTACCTGACATAGATGTTTTAATAGTTGATGAAGCACAAGACAGTAACGTGCCGCAAAGAAAAGCTTTAGAAAAAATTGCAACTAATGCAAAAGAATTTATTATGGTAGGGGATCCTGATCAAACTATATTTGAGTGGGCCGGAGCTGATGCAGATTATTTCCATACAATATCTAAAGATGCAGAACAATTAGAAGATGGACTTAGATGTGGTAAAACAATAAATGAATTATGTAAAAAAATTATAGCACCTATTTGGCAAGAATATGAGTACAATAGAATTTGGAAACCTGCAGAAAATATAATTGGTCATCATTATGATTTAGCTAATTACATATCAGATTGTTCACATATGAGAATTCTATTAGACAAGATAAAAAATACAAAAGAAAGTTTTTTATTTACGTTCAGATATAATTCTTCACGTAAATCGGCCAGAGCTTTTCTATTAAGAAATGGAATTAATTTTTGTGCGGTAGGTAATTCAGCGTTTGTGTCTAAAAAACAATTTGATTGTCATAAAAATTGGCCTGCATTTGTAAAAGGTAAAGCTATGCCTTTGCAACAAATAAAATATTTTTGGGAATATATGGGGATGCAAACTATTGTAAAAGGTAAAGGAAAAGAAACTTTTAAAGATTGGATTAACAAAGAATATACAATTCAAGAGATGATCGATAAAGGTTTTTTATATGAAAAAAGCCTTGAATTTACTGACTTTTTAGACACTCGAGTAAAAAGTAGAGTCAATGAAGAACAAGTTAGATTTATAAGACAGTTAATTAGAGATGGCGTTAATGTTGAAGAAGTAAGTAGAGTTCAGTACGGAAACATACACAAAGTAAAAGGTATGACGTTTGACAACGTTGTTGTTGATTTGACTGCAACAAGAAGAGAAGATTATTTTACACAGCTTCGTTTAAAGTATGTAGCATACAGTAGAGGGAGAATAGATTGTTGGACAATCGCATCACAAAAAGAATACACATTAGGAGTAAGACAATGACACACAAAGATATATTTAAAGGAACAACATACAATTCATTAGAAGAGCAGGTAGGCGGGAAACACTATCGCTCTATGAAGATTCAGCCCGCAGAGTTTATAAATGAAAACAAATTGCTTTTTGCAGAAGGTAATGCTATAAAGTACATATGCAGACACTCTGCTAAAGGGAAAGAAGAAGACATTAAGAAAGCAATACACTATTTAGAAATGATATTGGAAAGAGATTATAATGTGTAAGACACCAGAAGATCTAGATTTGCAAGGTATAGATACTGTAGCGATAGATATAGAAACATATGATCCTAATTTAAAATCAAAAGGATTAGGTGCGATAAGAGGTGATGGTTTTATTTGTGGTGTTGCAGTTGCAACTGACAAAGAAACTACATACTTTCCAATAAGTCATGCGGACACAGATCTATCCTTAGATAAAAAATTAAAAATCTGGGAATCTTTAAACGAAAAGATTTTTCAGAATGAAAAGATTACGAAAGTTTTTCACAATGCAATGTATGATGTATGTTGGATAAGAGCTGTAACTGGTAAAATAATGAAAGGAAGAATTGTAGACACAATGATTGCAGCTTCTGTCATTGATGAGAATAGATTTAAATATTCATTAGATGCTTTGTCAAAAGATTATTTAAAAGATGAAAAATACAAATATGATTTACAAGAAAAAACATTAGAGTGGTCTGGTGGTACAGTTAAAGATCCAATGACTAACATGCACAAGCTTCCTGCTTCGGTTGTAAAAGAATATGCAAAACAAGATGTAAACTTAACATTACGTCTCTGGAAACTATTTAATAAAAAATTGGATGAAGTATTATATACTAAAACTAACGATGATGGAACAATAGAAGAAAAAACTTGTAGAAATATATTTGAATTAGAAACAAAATTATTTCCTTGTCTTGTTGACATGAAATTTAAAGGAGTTAAAATAGATATCCCAAAAGCTAAGTTGTTTGGTAAAAAGTTAGAAAAAAGAAAAGACAACTTAATTAATATCATTAAGAAAAGAACAGGATTAGATATACAAATATGGGCTGCTGCATCTATAAAAAATTTATTAGAGCATCAAGAAATTAAAAACTACAAAACAACTCCTAAATCAAAACTACCACAACTACCTAAAGATTATCTACGTACGCATGAAAATAGATTTTTAAGAATGGTGGCTAAAGCCAGAGAATGTGATAAAGCTAAAAGCACATTTGTAGATGGTCTATTAGGTTTTGTTCATAATGGTAGAATACATGCTGATATTAACCAAATAAGAGGAGATGGTGGTGGGACTGTAACTGGTAGATTCTCTATGAGTAATCCAAACCTGCAACAAATTCCATCTAAAGGTTATATTGGTAAAAAGATGAGAGAATTATTTATACCAGACGAAGGTTATAAGTGGGGTAGTTTTGACTACTCGCAACAAGAACCACGTATCGTAGTGCACTACGCAATTAAATTAGGTCTACCTGGTACTAGCGGACTACAAGAAGAGTTTGATAAAGAAGATGCTGACTTCCATCAAATTGTTGCGGACATGGCAAATATATCAAGAACACAAGCTAAAACAATTAACCTAGGTCTATTCTATGGCATGGGTAAACTTAAATTACAAAAAGAATTAAACCTAGATTCTTTAGAAGCAAACAAACTATTTCAAACCTATCATGGTAAGGTGCCTTTTGTTAAACAATTATCTTATGCTTTGTCAAACTTTGCATCAGAGGAGAAACTATTATTTACCTTAGGAGATAGGTTCTGTAGATTTAATAAGTGGGAAACTACTGATAAGAAATGGAACTCTAAAATAAATAGATTTGATGAAGTACCTTTGTATACAAAAAAACAAGCTATAGATGCTTATAAATTAGAACAAATGGAAAAGTACAAAGAATTGGTAGATGAAAAGTTAGAACATTTTGAAAAACATTATACTCCAGCTTTCACTTACAAAGCTTTAAATAGATTGATACAAGGGTCCGCTGCAGATATGACAAAAAAGGCCATGGTAGATTTATATGAAAAAGGTATAGTGCCTCATATACAGATACACGATGAACTTTGTTTTTCAATCACGGACCACGAAGCAAAATTAATTCAAGAGACAATGGAAAAAACTATTATTCTTGAAGTTAAAAACAAAGTAGATTATGAATCTGGACCAAATTGGGGTACAATAAAATAATGGCATACGAACCAGCAGAGCGACCATATGATTTTCTTCCAAGTTTATGTAAAGATAATTTTTTTGATAATCCAAATAAAATAATTAATTATGCAAATACTTTAGATTTTAAACAAACACGTTATATTTCTGGATCAAGAACGGATGAATTACACACAATAAACAAAGATTTACATGATTACATAAACAAAAAGATAATTAGTATTTTTAATCCAAGAAAAACTTCAAAATTTTCAGCTGAAACTTATTTTCAAAAAAGTAATCCTGATGAAAACGATGGCTGGGTTCACTATGACGAATCACTAATAACTGCCATAATTTATTTAACAATAGATAATACTTCAGGCACGTCTATTTTTAATTTAAAAAATGAATTTTTAACTCCTGATTGGAACATAGGAGAACTAGAAAAACACAAATATTTTGGTGAAAAACAAAAATATACTGAAAAGCAGAAAAAAGTAATTTCTCAAAATAAATTAAAACATAATAATTATTTTGATAAAACAATGCATTTTGAGGGTAAATTTAATAGATTAGTTTGTTTTGATTCTAAACATTTTCACGCTGCAGAAGTGTGTCATAAAGAGAGATTAATTTTGATTTCATTTTTGCATAGTGTATAATGTTGAAAAATTATGGCTTACTTAAATGCAAATATTCCTGTACAATACGCACAAATAAAAAGGGAGTATTTATATGATCTTAAAAAACATCACGGAGAAGTTGAAGACTGTATTATCTTTGGTATTAGCTGTATTACAGGTCGCGCTATCTTATGGCACGCTATTATGGAAAATGGTGCAATCTTTTATCGTCTCCCAATTACGGCTTTTATTCAACGTGGTCATGACCCCAAGTCTGTTCCACCCAAGAGACTTGATGAACTGGAGCTTTGGAATTCTTTTAGTTATTATCCTGCTGTTACTACTTATGATATTTTAGGTGGACAACACGGAAAATATATAGGTAAAGATAAAAAATGGCATCACGGCAGTTATTTATTTACCGTTGACTTTGCACATCCAGAGAGTAATATAGTAGACACCGATCATTCGGAAGTACCGCACGAACATAAGTGCGCTCATATATTGGCGTTAGATGACGGCAATTATGCGGCTCAGCCAAACAATAGATTAATCTGGGACATACCTTCATTTACAGTTAGAGATGATACTCCTGACTGGAAAGTACAAACTAATGAATGGAATGTAGAAGACTCAGGTAAATGGAAAACTGAAGACACCGACAATTTCTTTTATGAGATTGAGGAAAAAAAATGAGGATAATAAATGAACCTAGCAGATTTATTAAAAAAGAATTTTGTATTAGTACCTGTAGTAGCTTCAGTGCTAGTCGGTACATTTACTGGCGTTCGTTACATTGTTAATCTTACAGATACTATCAACACTAACCAGCAAGAAATCGTAGATCTTAAACGAGATTTAAAAGTTGCTGAAGACAAAATTGTAGATCAAAACACAAGACTAACTTCTGCAGAATCTACTTGGCAGATGGCAGAAAATTTATACAGACAATTAGCAGATCAAGTCAGAGAACATGACTATGATATTAAGGATTTAAACAGGTAATGTATGGAGGTTCTCAGGATGAATTATTATTTTACAGGATTAATTATTCTAGCTCTTACAATTTTAGCATTGTTTGTAGAACCTGCGTATCCTAAAAACGAATATCTTAACGACTATGGTGTAAGATGTGGAGAGTTTGAAGTACGAACTGATAAAAGAGAAACTGATTATAATTATTCTGACAGTAGCACGAATGAACAACAATATTTAAGTTTTACTTATAGAAAATATTTAGGCACAGACTGTAAAACAGCAAAAGAAAATGTAGCAATCAAACAACAATTAGAGTTAATGAAGATGTGTGGTAGGGTTAATAGTAATCCAAGTCTTGCAAACAATTCTAATTTTGATTTATTGGTATCTAAATGTAGAGGTGTAACTCCTGCACGAGATAATACTAGACCAGCTGACTCACAGAGTTTTTGGGATGAGATGAAAGATGAGTATAAAAAAGAGAACCCAGAGGTCAATTTAATGGGAGATAAATTCATAAAATCCAGTAAAAAGAAGCTTATTATACCTAAGTATTTAACTGAAGACGAAAATGTGATACTACCTTTACCTAAACCAAAAGTAAATGAGTAAACCATTAAAAATATCAGAAGAAGCAGCTGTACAAATGCCAATGAAGACCGTAGCGTCTTTGATAATCATCGTAGCACTTGGCACTATGGGTTACTTTCAAATGATTGAACGTCTTAATGTTGCAGACACACGACTACAAATAATGGAAAAAGATTTAAATGAAAATACAGAGTTTAGAATAAAATGGCCACGGGGCCAACTTGGCTCACTTCCCGCTGATTCTGAGCAGTTCATGATGATTGAAGATTTATATAAAACCACAGATAAATTAAATGCACACATAGAATCTATGGCACTAAACAAAGTTAATATAGAATTTTTAACAAAACAAATGGACAAAGTTTTAAATGATATAGAAAAATTAAAAGATGCATCAAGAGATATGCATTACAAGAATGGAAACGGCCAATGATAGAGTCTGTGGTAGCCCTACTTATGTTTGTAAACGCAGAGATCAAAGAAGCGCGTTATCAGGTCGATGGTATGGCACAATGTTTACGCGGCAAGCGTCAGGCAGAAAGACAATATTCAGAAAATGTTATGTATAAATGCTGGAAGGGTTCTGCAGAATTAGAACAAAATATTGATGGATCTTTGTCGATAAAAAAGTTAATAATAGAGTAATGAAAATATCAGCAGAAATAGTTAATGGCAAGTGTCCTACTTGTGATGAATTTACAATGTTAGTGGGTCTTACAAATGAATTATACAGATGTATGAATTGTGGATCTGATTTACAACAACACATTAATGGTAAGATAAGTTATTTACCTGTGATGGTTTCACGTAAAGATGGCGCAACACCTTTTGTAAAAGAATGGAAAGATGTCTAAAAAATCTAAATTTGGTGTATCAACAGCTCCTCGTAATAAACCTAAAAAACGTCCTGGACGTCATAAAAAGTCAAGAAATAAACACGAAAAAAGACAACAAAAAAGACGAACTAAAGGTTGACAATATCCTAAAAAATCCTACATTATAGGTATGAAAGTTAATAAATTAATAAAATCTAAAATAGAAAGAAACTATATTTTTGTAAAAGGTGAGTTGCAAATAAATGCAAAATACTTCATCAAAAAAATTGAACAAGGAATAAACGAAAACAATAATTTAAATTATAAAACTAATTTAATTAGTCCGATGACAGATTGGATGTATTTTATAAATGATAAAATATTTTATGAAATAATTTTTTTATTAAATGATATGATAGATAAAGAAAAATTATCATTCGGATCTAATTATATGTTATCGGAAGCGTGGGGTTTTAAATCTGGTTTTGGAAATTATACAAAACTACATAATCACGCTGCTAACATTATTTCTGGAGCAATTATGTTAAATGAACATGCACAAGAATTATATTTTCCAGATATAAATGAAAAGTTAGAATGTAAACCTGGAAGTTTTGCTTTATTTTCTGGTTTCTTAAATCATAAAAACGAAAGAAATAAATCTAAAAAAGCTAGGTATGGATTAAGTTTTAATTTTAGACATCAAACTGCTGGATAAAATGAAAGAAAAAATAATAACAATAAAAGTAGATGGTGCAGCACCGGGCCAATGGTCTAGTCTGTTATTAGAGTTAAACTTAATGAAACAAGCATGGCGATCGTATGGTGTTGATATAAATATAAAAGCACCTGGATTAAAAAACATTTTGAATCATGGAACGAAAGTACACGATGGATCTAATAATATTAAACGACGGCCTGTATCAACTGATACCAGTCACAAGTAAAATACTTGAGGACATATCACTCGTATCAAAAATAGATTGTTTTGATCTTTGTGACATATTAAGATTAAAACTATCTGGTTATGTTGATAAATTAAACTTGCACATTATGAAAGATGGCAGTAAATTTATTGGCTGTATGTGTAGATAATACACCTACCCTAAAGAGGGAAAAAATAAGGGTAGGTAATGGTGAGAAGAACTTGCCATTAACACAATTTGAACACATTGTCAAATGCTAGGTTTTTCTGGTGTGCAGTAAAATTTAACAAACATGTTGTATTGATTAACATCAGTTCTACCTATTTCTTTCATTTTTTTCAAAGATTCTTCATATCCAAACATAAGGCAATCGTATTGTGTATTAAATCTTGTT